GCACCGCTGCGATCTCGGACAGTCCGCCGCTGCCGGCCTTATCGAAGAAGACCGTACCTTGTTGCCCGCGATAAAAAGCCATGATCAGATGTCCAGGGTGATGGCGCCGTTGGTCACGAAGTTCAGGGTAATGACTTCGATTTCACCCACGGTTGCGGAGTATTCAGCCGAGGTGATGACACCATCAAAGCTGATTTTCTTGGTGCCGGTGGTGTCCAGATACAGCTCAAACAGAGCAGCACCCTCATCGTTGGCGGTGTTGACGTGCTCGATAAAGACGTTGGTTTCGTCTGCGCTGGAAGCGGTGTAAAGGATTTCGCAGGTACCAGAACCACTAATCAGACCACCAACATTGGCCCGGTAAGTGGCACCCAGAGCGGTGGTATCCAGTGATTCCTTCTCAACGGTCAGAGACCAAGAACGGGTGCTGGTGATGGCTGCAGCAGTTGCGCCCGCGTCATCGAATTTGACGGAGCCTTGCTGTCCACGGTAAAAAGCCATGGTTACAGATCCTCAAAGGTTTCGAAGGTCAATCTGACCTGTGTTTGGAAGAAACCCTCTGGAGATGGGTTAGCCACCACCTCGGGCCCAGTCGGGGGATCGAAGTGAACCCCACTTACGACGATTCTATTGTAAAGATCACGAATCCTCTTTCCTACGGTCAAGTTGGCGCCGGGTCCAACTCCTTTGGCAGAAAAGATATTCACCACAACAACGCCAACGATGCTGTTGCTGCTGCCTGTTGTTCCTCCCATCGTGAGAAAGGTGTTATTGCCGAATGACATCAGACACTGAACCCAAGTGCCGTTATTAGGTGGCGTGGCGGCTTGGTTGTGAAAAATGACCGGGATGGCAGGAGATGACGCCAGTTCTGTTGCCAGCCGTCCTTCGATGGTGGAACGGATTGTGTTGAGGTTTGCGGCTGCCATCAGTCTTGCCTACCGATCTGATCAGCTAATTGTCGCGCCCTGTTCGTCATTTGTCTTGCGACGATATCCAGCCAGCCTGCGGGGGCCTGAGTTGAGCGACCTTGCGCCAATGCATCGGCATAGCTCACACTGTTGTGAACGTGATAAGTATTTTTGATTTTTTCTTGACCAAACGAATAATTTAGTCCGATACCCGGACCCGGGGCGGGTGTTGCCGGTGGTTGTGATTTGCCGCGATTAGCCCCGGTCGCATTTTTTAGGCGGCCCAAGGTTGTTATTTCTCGGCCAGCATCAAAATTCCCCACATAATTTTCACCGATCGCCCAGCTAGCACGGAAACGGCCTGTATCCACCGGGCTACGCGCCTTCAGCTCAGCGTCAGTTTCAAACACAACGACGCGCATCAACTGATTCAGCTTGTCTTCGCTGTATTCACCGATTTGATCAAGCCGGATACGACGCGCCATCATCAGACCCTCAGGAACAATTCGACCGCAATCGCCGTGTTGTCCTGTTCGATGACGTTGATTTTGATGATCTGATGCACAGCGCCGCTGATCACCACGCGGTCGGACAGGCTTGGTGTAATAGTCAGATCGGACGCGGCAATGATCAGCTTCTTGTCCTGTTCGTGGATAAGCTCGTTCAACTCCTGCTTCCGAACCGCATCCAAAACGCCCTTAATCGTGGTGTCAGTTTCGGTTTCGACAATCGCACCCGTTGTGGTGTTATAGCTTCCACCGCTGACCTGCCGATAGGTAATCGTGCCACCAAAACGATTGATGACCTTGCTGGCAGTTTTACGGAGCGAGGTGGATAACGCCATCAGATTTTGTAGGCGATACAGGCGCCGTTTTGGAGCTGAATGCTGGTGAAATAACCAGTCAGATGAGCACCTTGGTCAATCGTGGCACCGGCAAAACTGTTATCAGTAATGTTGGTTGAAACGATTGCCGTAACAGTGCTGTTTTCGTAGAAGTCAATGTGATGAAACTTGCCGGTATGAGCAACCGTGTCAGTAATGACTTCTGCGCCAACAGAGTAATCCACGCTGGAAGCACCGCCGTGTGATTTAGCCATGATCAGATCTTGTAAGCGATGACAGAGCCGCCAGTGGCAAGGGTGAAGGCAGTAAACACGCCCTGCAGCTCAAAGCCAGCGGGGAAGGATTCGCCAACCAAGCTGTTGCCGGTGTAATTCTGAGCCGTAATCGCATCGAAGGCGGTGTTGTTCTTGACGATCACAATGCGATTCCAGCGGCCCGTCTGGGCATCAGTGCTGGTTACGAAATCACCGCCAATGCTGTAAGCGGGATCAATACCTGAGTTGTCGCTCATGATCAGCTACGGCGAATGGCAAAGTTGCCCGGTCCACTGATTCTAAGTCCAGTCAAATATCTTTCATAGATCGGGGGCAGGCGATCAGCACCGGTAGCCGAGGTACTCGCACCAGCATTCACCACGCTCAGGCTGCCGATGGTGACGGACTTGTAATCCTCCATGCCACTGAGGCCCATCCCATCCTTGTTGTTATTCAGGTAGACGGCCAGCACGCACTGAGCCTTTTTGATCTGATCAGGGATTTCGGTAGTGGTGTAATAGTCAGTGGTAATGCGGAACGGGAAGCCAACGGCGTACGTGTTGATGTACGTGTCAGGCTTGCGGACCCCATCACGCGGCCATTGAAGTGCCTGGGTATCAGTGGCACGAGCACCAAGGAACCGTTCACGGTCTAGCCGTTGTGTAGCCGTATAAAGCGCCCGATTCTTTTGGTCAGTGGTAGCCGAAGCCCAGGCAGTTACATCGTCATCCTGAACGAAGCCTTCAATCACCAGTTCCGCTGCTGCCAGCGTCAGGTAGCTGTTTGCGCTTGCGCCCCCCACTGTTGCGTCGATTGTTATGGCCATCGGCAGGAGCCTTGTCTGTTACTTCAAGTTTAGGTGTGGGCTCTGCAATAGAAGAAGAGGCCCCAGCCGAAGCCAGAGCCTCCTGTTCACGCAGTCGCCGGAAGGCGAACATGCCCATTAGGCAGCAGCAGCCTTGATCACAACAAAGTTGATCACCACAGCTTGACTCAGCGAACCACCGGACACGTTGCCCAGGGTCAGGTCAAAGGAACCTGCAGCCACAGCGGTCACGCCCAGCACATAAGCGCCAGAGGTGCCACCGGACTTGATGCAGGCCACCACAACGTCAGTGGCAGCGACTTCGCTGTTGGTCACGGTGAAAGTGACTTCAGCACCGTCAGCCAGAGCGGCGTTATGGGTGGTGATGGCGCCGCAGGGCTTGTTCAGCGTGACGCCAGTGGACTTACTGGTGGCCTGGGTAACAGCACCACCGTTGCCAGCGACATAGCCAATGGCCGAGCCGGCAGTTACTTCAAAAAGGGAAGCCATCGTCAGTTCCTCCTATCAATCGAAGTNNCGCCAGTGGACTTACTGGTGGCTTGGGTCACGGCACCGCCAGAGACGTAGCCGATTGCCTTGCCAGCAGAAACTTCAAATTGGGAGGCCATGGTTAGTTACTCCGGTCAGTCATAATTGCTGCTGACGCTGGCCCGAACGATTCCAATATTCTTGGTTTCGTAAACTTTGGACCAGTTACCCACCGTGGCCAGTTGAGCGCGGGTGGGGTTCGTGGTGGTCACGGCCCACTTAGCACCAACAGGGTGGTAGATGTAGTGCATGTCCAGAGACATGGCATCCGACTTGGCGAGGATGTCGCGGTCGGTTTCAGTGCGCATCGCCATCTGCTCACCGCTAGCGATAGCGCCGTTGGTGAAGAAGTAAGCGGCATAAACACCACCGGAGTTGGTGATGTCGTCGGACACGATCACGCGCATACCCATGTAGGTAGGAACGCGATAATCGGCGGTATAGGCAGAAGCCACAGAACCACCGAATGCGTCAGGCATGGAGGTATCAGGAGTGATACCCAGATCCGAAGCCAGAACGTAATCAATCGCCTTGCGCTCAACAAGGTCGTAATAGCAAGCACTGTGAAGAGCCACAGCGGCAAGCTTCTCGCCTTGGTCGCCCAGCAGAGCACGGGCCTTGGCCACGTGACGGGGGCTCAGAGCGGTCTGGGTGCTGGTGTCGAAGCGCAGGGCATCGAAAGCAGGGGAGTCGCCACCGGTCAGGGCGCCGAACACACCTTCCAGACACTTGTACAGGTCAGCCTGCTGCTGGTTAGCAACGTACTCACCAACTTTGGCGCCAATGGCGGCCATGGGGTCAGAACCGGCAGCAAGAGCGGCCAGGTCACGAGCCTCGAAGGCGCGGCCACGGTGCAGGA